GTGGCGCTGAGTGACACCAAATTAAGAAGCATCAATGGCAAAGCTTACAACGGACCAGCGGAACTAACCGATGGTGACGGCCTGAGCGTTCGCATCACTCCATCTGGCACGATTACATTTCAGCACCGCTACCGCTGGAATGGAAAGCCTGTGCGTCTCACTGTCGGTCGCTACCCTTCAACATCGCTGAAAGATGCCCGCATTGCCGTAGGCGAGATGCGTGGATTGTACACGAAGGGGGTTAACCCAAAAACCTATTTTGCCGGAAGCACTGGTGAGCTGACTCTGAAAGAGTGCCTCGATAACTGGTGGGAAAAGTATGTTAAAGACCTCAAACACAATACCCAGGTGCTGTACAAATCGGTTGTGTACAACACCATGTACAACGAGTTTGAAGATGTGCCTGTTGCCAACATCCCTGTATCAGCCTGGGTCCAGTTCTTTGATAAACAGGAAAAGCTGAACAAGAAGAAAGCCCGCGTTCTGTTGCTCCAACTCCGATCAGTCATTCACTGGTGCATAAGCCGGCAGCTGATACCTTCATGTGAGATCACTAAACTGAGTGTCAAAAATATTGGCAAGAAGCCGGACGTTGGTGATCGCGTTCTGACCTACAGTGAGCTCGCTAAAGTATGGCTGGCGCTTGAGAACAGCAAGGTCGTTACATCAAACAGGTTACTGCATCAGATGCTGTTGCTGTGGGGTGCTCGCTTGTCTGAGCTTCGCCTGGCAAATGCTGCAGAATTTAATACCACTGATTGGATATGGACTACCCCATCTGAACATTCAAAGATGGGGAACATCATCCGGCGTCCGATCTTTGAACAAATGAAGCCTATGGTCGAGCGTCTTCTCAATAATGGGAATAAGATTTTGTTTCCTGGGCAGGAGTTGGATAAAGCCATCGACCGCTCTTCATCAAATCTGTACATGCGGAAACTGAGAGAGAGTATTGATATACCTGAATGGCGCACCCACGACTTCCGCCGTTCTTTGGTGACTAACTTATCAAGCGAAGGGATCATGCCCCATGTCACTGAGAAAATGCTGGGGCATGAACTTGGTGGTGTCATGGCTGTGTACAACAAACACGACTGGCTGGAAGATCAAAGAAAGGCGTATGAGCTGTACGCAGATAAAATATTCTGGCACGTTAAACAGCTCGGTTAATCCCTCCATCACAAATCCATTTCTCCACCGCTCTGCGGCTATACCGCGCCGGATGTGTTAGCACTGGCGCAGGAAAGCCATGCTGCTTACGCAGCCGCCAGAGTGCCGTTCTCGCCTTACCAATTTCGTCCATAACTTCTTTTTCACTCATAAAATCGTGGTGCATATTCTTCTCCACACATTCCCGCTGCATCAGGTTTGTTTAGCCGTGACAGGTCACGGCGTATTGATATTCAACTTCAACTTATGCCATCCGCTGGTGGCCCAGCATGCTGCTTCACCCTGGCAAGGGCATGACTGCACCGGCAGCTGCTCTTTGCACTTACCGCATTGCTGGTGGGTCAGCGCCTCAAGTCGCTGCGCCAGCTCAGCGGAGTCTTTCCGGATTAACAGCGTTATGTACTCGTTCTGCTCATACGGTTCACGACCGGGGCGGCGTGCGGCGCAGTTCTTTGCCAGCATCTCCAGTTCCTGACTATCCAGCGCCAGCTCCAGCTTTTTACCACCGGCAGCGGCCTGTCTGGCACGCTGAGCTGCTTTGCGTTCGGCGGGGGATTTAGCCACCTTCACCTCCCGGTAATTCCGCAGCCTTCTTTGCCGCTTCACGGGTATCCCACTCCACAGCGTGAGCAATTTGCCTGGCAGACGAAACGGCGCGCTCAATCAATGCATCACACTCAAGCACAATGCGGCGTAAGTCAGGGTTTCTTTCCAGTATGGCCGCTCTCTCTATCTGCCAATCGTTACAAACCTCAAGCAGCATCTTGCTCAATGTTCGCCTCCAGGCGCTGCTGCCAGCATTGCGTCGTAAGCATCACCCAGACGAGACAGGCCATCCATGAACTGATCGCCAGCTGCAATCATCTCCTCTGTCGGTTCGACCGGCACCATTTTCCATCCCTCTGGCACCAGTTCAGCGGCGGGCGCGGGGCTAAAATCCCGGCAGCTTTCCGGCGGCTTTATGCCGTTAACCTGATCACCCTCAGTCACTAACCGGATCAACATAGCCACCAGTTGTACTATTTCGCCTTCGACTTCACCCCATGACATGCGATTTTCAGCGTAGTGGACTCCTGCCTGTACCACTTCGCCAGCTTCTTCAGCCACTTTCAACAGCACATAGTTAGGCTGAGGAAATTTAACCATCGCCTTATCTGCAGAAATACGCGCCTTTGACACCAGAGATCCGAAGTAATCCTGCTTCGCCTCTGCTGCTTCTGCGCGCTGCTTCCAGTGGTACATGTCATCGCGCATTGCCTGAGCTGCTGCCATATTCGCGTCTGCAGTGCGCTCCATAGAGCGTAATGCATCCGCAATATCAGAGTGTCCCAAGAGCGTGTTGAATGCTGCCAGAATGCCTTCCTCTGGTACGCTATCTTCGTGGCGCTGATAATCATCAATCGCCGCACACACCGCATTCAGCGTTAAGCCGTGTGGATAATTTTTCATGATGGCTCTCCTGCGCGGATAACTGGCTCAGCCAGGCGGAATCTTGATGGTGCCCAGTCGCACACCTCATCTGTAGGGATGTGTCCAAACATCATTGTGCAGCGGCGGCAATGAACGCAGTCACTACATGCCTTTCCTTCAGGCAGATTCATTTTGTCACTGTCATTTTACGGCGTCGCATTGGCTCACGAGTATCCATCACTCACCATCCTTACCGGCGCGGAGTTCTGCGGCGAAACCTGCGAGTGCGATCCGGAAAGTTGAACCTTCAAGGGTTGCTTTTGATGCAAACATTTCCACACCCTCAGCCCGCACAGCGTTGAGGTAGACGTCGGTGGCTGGGGTAGCGAGATTCGGCAGGAGCGCATAATCACAGATGGATGAGATATGGCTACCGAGGTAACTATCCTCTTCCGTGCGGGGCCGCTCATCTATCATCGTTGCACGCTGCAAAATCACACCCCATACAGTACAGTCAGTTTCTTCTGACCATCCGTCGCATGCATCACCACGGTAGTAGTCGATGTCGCTGTCTGCTGCTGCAATAGCCTTTTCAGCAGAATCATGCTCTTCAAAGCCGCTGTCTGTGCCATAGCTGAAAAAGCCGATTCCGCTTTTCAGAATGGCATTCTCAGCCGCCAGCTCATCACGCTGCTGCTCCAGCGCCTGGAATGCTTCGGCAATGGCGAGGATGTTGGCAGGGCTGCAAAGCTCCAGATAATCGCAAAGCCATGATGCTTCGTTTGAGTTGCTCCCGGTGGAGATTACAGCTTCGCCGCGACTCTCGCAGATTATCTGGTGGGCTTGTTTGCCGTCTTTATCCTGGCAAAGCGCGCTACTCCAATCGCTGCCGTGCCAGTCCGCAACAAACTTCGCTTGCTCAACTAATTCATTCAGCTTTTCCATCACTCACCATCCTTAACCCATGCATTCCAGATACAGCCCGCTGGCAATCAGACGGGCGCGGCGTTTTGCTGCTTCACAGTGGCGCTTCTTTGCCTCTTCAGAGCAGTCATTCCTGTGGTTGATCACCATTGGCTTACATGGCGGGGGAGCAACACGGCGCGGATTTCTGACCAGGGTGTAAGTGCGGTCAATGGAGCCGCCACCGAGACAGACCTGATTGGATGCCTCAACCTGAAGTGTTTCACCACCGCGGCGCATGATGTGAAGAACCAAACGGTTGAACTCACTAAGGGTCATACCGAGTTTCTGCGCCAGCTCCCGACCCGTTGCCGGGCCTTTGGATAACTGCCAGGCCAGCTTTTCACTGAAACCGGCATTTGGGCCATTACTGCGGCGAAATTGGGCAACCTTTTTCATGACACCACCTTCAGCGTTACCGTACGTGAGCGGAGCAAATCCATTTCCATTTGGGAAATGATGTTGATCGCTTGTAAAGTTCCGGGCAGCTGTTGATTACCCATAGTTGCTACAGCCCGACGTGCCTCACCGAGTGCTTCACCGCGCAGTGTTCGAATCCACTGATCGCAGGCTGGCGTTGCAAGCGCTGCATTCAGATCATCAATCATCGTCAGGTCTGCGCCTGCAGCCTGTAGGGCTGAAATGGTGTCAGGCAGCACGCTGTTGATACGCAGCACTTCTGAAGCCATCAGGCTGGCGCGAACGGTGGCAACTTCGAGACGCGACGACAGCTCAGTCACCATCTTTGCCATTTCGATCAGAGGAGTATCCATCCCGATGTTCTTAGCGAACTGGTGGCCGGCAGCGACGACTTCTTTATTCGATTTGAAATGATGCATGTCATCGCCCTCAGTGAATGGTGATGGTGCTGTTAAGGCGCTCAGCTTCGTTCTGCGCCTTAATTGGATTGGTGACTACTGAGCCGTCAGGCAAAATCCAGCCGTTCAGGATATGGCTATAGGGCAGGGTGATAATGCCTACGGTTATATGGTCGTTCGGCTTTTCCATGAAATTCTCCACACACGATTTTTGGTTGCATGAATCCCTTGCCAGTGATGGCAATAAAAAACTTTTGGGATTCGTTTAAGTTGGCTGGTGGGTTACTGCAATAACCCACAGCCCGATTACTCCACACACTTGAAAGGTTGCTGCGGTGCCGGGTGCCTCCCGGTGCTCTGGTCAGACTGACAAACACCAGAGCGGAAACTCTTAGACTGTGTGCAATCTTTGTCAGTCTTCCGCGCGCGCTGGCCGCATTCACCACAACGAAAAGGACACTTACTCCACGTCTCTAAAGCGTTCGAAAACACCCGCTTTGCAAATGCCCTTATCGTTGTGAAAAAGGGCGGTTAAACAAACCCTCATGAGTAACCGCCAACACAGCAATTCAGTACTTTTAAAACGCTGGTCCGCGAACCACGTCTTCAACATCACACTGCACACTCACCACACCGGCATCACCACAACAGACAACATCAGCATCTGGGAAGAGCCTCAAAAACGTAATCAGGTCCCGAACCGATGTGTTCGACATGTTCTTAATCATTTTCACGCTATACCCCGCAAGCATTCGATGAGCTAAATATACTTACGAGTATATGGATAGTAAATACTCAAAGGTAAAGTAATTGTACTTGTGGGTATATTTAATTGAAAGTTATAGAGATTTATTTTTAGAGTGGCGGGAGCAGGAAACAAAAAACCCGGCAATTGCCGGGTCATCGAAAGGGCTTATGAGTGGTTAAGGAAGGTTGGTAACTTTTGCATCAACAACAACACCAATGATTCGGCAATTGCCATCAATTTCAGTCATAGGGTATTGAGGATTAAGTGGTTTCAAAAATTTACGACCTGCATCGACTACCAGCTTTTTGAAAGTTGCTTCATTCTCACTATCAAGTTTGGCAACGACCAGCTTGCCATTCCTCGCTTCAATTTCCGGATCAATAAGTATGGCCATACCTTCAGGAATGCTAAGCCCAGCAGGTGCTGTCATCGAGTCACCCTTAACATCAAGCCAGAATGAATTCTCTGAACAATCAACGGTTGTTTCATACCAACGGTCTACACCCTTGGGGTGATAAGGCTCTATCGCTTCCATCCATTGTCCTGCACTTACCCAGCTTATCACTGGGAAGCTTCCTTTAGGTTCATTCGGGCCTACATAGGTGACGTTGGATTCGGCAGACTTCGCTAATCCATCCAGCCACCCACGACTTAATTTTAGTGATTCTTCAATCTGGCGAGCTGATTGTTCACCGATATTTCGTTTGTTCGCTTTTCCTGGTGGATAAAGCATCCGAGAAACAACAGTCGCATCAAGGCCTGCCGCTTCAGCAAATTTCTTTTGTGTCTCGAATCTGTCAACAAGCTCCTGAAGCTTAAGTCGCCGGATTTCAAAAACGTCTTTGTCGGTATCGATTTTCATACCCGGATCATACGAAAAATTACTCACAGGTAAATGACCTTCAGGTATTGAATAAAATATACTTGCAGGTATACTCTCATCATCATCAACAACAGGAGGCTCCATGGAAACGTTAAGAACGTATCTGAATGGCCTTGCGCTGGGAAGACAACGAGAGTTCGCCGTCAAATGCGAGACCACGATTGAATATCTCCGCAAGGCAATTAGCAAAGGGCAGAAGCTCGGTCCGGCATTGTCTGTTCTCATCGAAATTCACTCAGCTGGTGTAGTTAGCAGGAAAGACCTTCACCCAGCTGACTGGATGAAAATTTGGCCGGAATTGAATTCTAAAGCTACTGCGGCATGACCGTAACTACAACGGACGATAAGAAATGGTAGACACAATCAACACAGCAATCCGACTGATGTGCAAAGCACACAAAGCAGGTCGTTTAGGTATGGCCGATGACTTAGGCATGACCATCGATCAGTTTCACAACCACATGTACCGCAAGTGTGGCAGTCGTTTCTTCACCCTGGATGAACTCATGAAGATGGAAGATTTATCCGGCACTGCATGCCTGGCAGACTTTTTCGCGACACGTCACGGGAAGTTGCTGGTGGATGTATCTGCAGTGAAAGAGGTGGATAAGGTCGATCTGTATGACATCGAGATGAAAGCAAGTGCAGCAGCTGGTGAGTTAGCGATCGCCAAAATTGCTGCAGCGTCTGACGGTGTGATCGACAGCAAAGAGCGCAAAACCTTGTCCGCATTGTTCCACACCAAAATGCGCCACCAGATTCATGGCTTTCTGGGTTTCATGGCGCTGTATGGCGTCGGTGTTGCTGAGCATTCTGTAGATATGTTCGTGGCGAACGGCAGGAAGATTGATGCGACAGGCGTGCAGATCGAAGTGCAGGACATTTGAAATGAAAAGTTTTTTAAGCTCCAAAAAAGTGACGCCCAGGGATTGCAGCCCTGAGCGTCGGTCGCGACTAAATCAACGTGTGTGGAGAATCAATCGCATGTCCATTGTAAGCCAAACCAAAGCAGTTCGGCAATTCCGTTGCCGTGTTATCGCTGGCGTCCCTGTCTATGAGCAAATCATACCGACAGCTGGTGGCCCTAACAACTACCAGACAACTACTCGTTTGGTAGTTGAGTCCGCGTGGAAGACTTTCTACAGCCGTCCGGCGCAGTCAGGTGTGAATTGATGGAAAACGAGATCATTAAACCCTGGGTGGAACGCTACAAAGACCCGCGCGGCGTGGTTGTGGAGACGGTTGGTGTAGACGTGGTTAATCATCGCGTAATTTACATGCGCCCCAACTATCCGCATCCATGCATGCAGCCCCGCGTTCTGTTCAGTCAGAAGTTCAGGAAGGTGGCGCCATGAGTTTATTGCTTAAGGTTAAGCCTCTGGTCATTAGTCCAGCCCTTGCGCAGCGCATTGGGCTGAATGAGGCCATTGTGCTGCAACAGATTTGCTACTGGTTGGAGGACACCACTTCAGGTGTTGAGCATGACGGCAAACGCTGGATTTACAACACCATTGAAGACTGGAATGAGCAATTCCCATGGTGGTCTTCAGATACGGTTAAACGTGCTCTGACCTCGCTTAAGAAAAGCGGGCTCATCTATGTTGAGCAGCTGAAAAAGACTCAACATGATCGCACGAATTTTTACGCAATTAACCACGCAAACCCACTGTTGGCCGATGAGGGCAAATTGCCCTCATCGAAGGATGCAATTTGCACTCATCGAAAAGGGCAAGCTGCACCAGTCGATGAGGGCAGATTAAACCCATCGATAGGGGCAAATTGCCCTCGTCTTACAGAGAATACAACAGAGAATACTACAGAGATTACAACAACCCCTTCTTGTCAGGTTGCTGCGCAACCAGACGATGAGTGGTCCCTGGTTAATCGTTCTCGGGAAGTATTACGCCACCTGAACAAAGTTACTGGCGCTAAGCACACAGAGGCGCAGTCGTCGATGGGTCACATCAAATCCCGGCTGAAAGATGCATTTACGGTCGAAGAGCTTTGCCTGGTGGTGGATTACAAACACGCCCACTGGGAAGGCACTGAGGAATACCAGTACATGCGGCCCAAAACTCTGTTCATCCCCGGCAACCTGCCTGGCTATCTCCAGTCAGCGACCAAGTGGGATAAGGCCGGTCGCCCGCCACGCTCTGAGTGGAATGCCCTGAAGCGCAACATGCAGCGGGATATCACTGTCATTCCGCAGCCTGACAGCTCAGTGCCTCACGGCTTTCGCGGTTAACGGGAGAAAATCATGATCAACCACGAATCAAAAATTCTTGAACTGATTACCCGCAATGGCCCGCTGAAGGTGCGCGATCTCTGCAAGCTCACTGGCCTGCATGAAACTTCAGTGAAGCGCTTCATCAAACCGTTGTTCACCAGAGGGAATCTCAAGCGGTCCAGCGACTGGAGTTATTCGATTAACACTGACCCGTTACCGGTAGAGAGCGAGAAATTCAGCAAAATGGCGAAGCAGGCCAGCGAACTGGAGGCCAAAGGGTTCTGGCTGCGTGCAGCACAGGTATGGCGTGAAGCAATGCTGGTGGCAAAGTTCGATGCATCCCGCAATGAAGCCAAAGAGAACTGCGATCGCTGTGCCGCAAGAGGCTCACTTAACTGTGGCAGCTATGGCGGGCTTGATACAGGCCGCATTGGCGAGAGCTTCCTGAGTGGGGATCGTCAATGAAAGCGCACCTGAAGAGCCACTACCAACGCAATGAGATTTTCTACCGGGCCATCCGCACCGCAGCGGTGATGATTGCCGCCCTGATTATTGTCCTGACATGGGAGCTGACCACAGCATGAGCACATTAGCGCGCATTTACGACGACAAGAAAAATAGCGATACCGACATCACCACCCGCAAAACCTACCTGCTGGGCGTTGATGAGTTATATGTGGAAACTAATTACAACATTCGTGATATCGATCAGACCCATGTCGAGGAGTTCCGCGCCGCCTTTATCGCGGGTGAACACGTGCCTCCGCTGGCTGTTAAGGTCACCGAAAAGGGCATTAAGATCATCGATGGCCATCACCGCTATTACGGTGCGAAGCTGGCACAGGAAGCAGGCTACACGCTGCGCCTTGAGTGCAAAGACTTCGTGGGTAGTGAAGCTGACAGCGTGGCATTCATGGTCACCAGTAGTCAGGGTCGCGCCCTGTTGCCGCTGGAACGTGCAGCAGCCTATCAGCGCCTTGTTAACCAGGGCTTAGAGCCAGCCGAGATCGCCGCCAAGGTGAAACGTTCGATCACCGACGTTGAACAGCACCTGCAGCTGCTGACCGTTGGCGAACCTCTGATTGAGATGGTGAAGTCTGGCGAAGTGGCCGCAACCACAGCAGTAGCCCTGCAGCGTGAGCATGGCGTGAAAGCATCATCAGTTGCACAGGAGCAGATGCAGAAGGCGAAAGCGGCTGGCAAGAAGAAACTGACCAAGACCGATGCCATGCCTCAGTTCAGTGCTGCTCAGGCACGCAAGCTTGCAGAACTGATTGCTAAACATTCTCAGACAGAGCAGAGCGATGAAGGCGCACGCATTACGCTGACGTTTGAAACTGACCTGCAGGCCGCTGAGCTGATGGATATTATCCTGATCGCCAAAGAGCACTACGGTGTGACTCAATCAGTAAGCAAACAACCGGCAGCAGTTAAGGCAGAGGACGCTGATGACCTGCCATTGCTGAAGCACGAAATCCTTGAGCAAAGCGGTGTTGAAACGTGGGCGTGCGTTATTGCCGCGTTCAAAATGAAAGCTGAGTACACCTATAGCGAATCAAAGTACGCGCATACCTGGGCGGCGGACTCCGTTGAGAACCCTACCTGTGTGACAGTTCCGGCAGAGACCATTGCTAAAGCGGTGCGCCTCATCAAAGAGCATCATGACGATCTTGAACTGAAGCTGTGGGTGTCAGAGCAGTACGATGATCCAGAGCTGGCAAAGGAACAGTTGCAGCGTTTTTCAGCGGTGCTGATTGACGTTCGCCAGGACAGGCCGTGCACGGTTCAGGAGTTTATCGCGCTGGTGGAGCAGACTAACCGTGATTGCTGGACAAACATCCGCATGCTGCGTCAGGCAATTAAAGAACTGCCCGCTTTGGCTGGGAGGGTTGCATGATCCATTACCATGGTGGACCTATAACACCTGATACATGTGCCATTCGGGCATGGAAAGGGCGGCACGCCTGCATTTCATTTGCAAACCCAGGGCAAATTAATCTGGCTGCAGAGTACTGCCAATCGTTCTTTCTTGATAACGGTGCATATCCCGAATGGAAGCGCGCTGAAAAGGGAAAGAGCACTTTTAAGGGCTGGGGGCCGTACTATGAATGGGCGAAAAAATGGTTGAATCACCCTGGTTGTGATTTCGCCATTATTCCTGACGTAATCAACGGTGATGAGTCTGAGAACGATGCACTTATTGATGAGTGGCCTCACGGAATTTCCTCTGGCGTACCGGTATGGCACATGAACGAGAGCGATGATCGATTCATCCGGCTTTGCAATGAGTATCCGCGCGTAGCGATCGGTAGTTGCGGAGAGTACGACGTTAAGCGTCCCAACCTTGCTGTAGCGCGTATGAAAGACCTTATTCGTCACGTTACAGATGAGTTCGGTCAGCCCATCGCCAAGCTTCACGGCCTGCGCATGCTCAATCCTCTAATTTTCACCAAACTACCGCTGGCGAGCGCTGACAGCACTAACGTTGCCAGAAATATTGGTATCGATAAGGCATGGTCAGGAGCGTATGCCCCGGCATCAAAAGAGACTCGCGCTGCACTGATGGTCGAACGCATCGAGTCACACAACAGCCTTGGCTCATTGAATTACTGCGAGCAACGGGACCGGTTTAACATGCAGTTTCAGTTGGCGGTGTAGGGAGAAATATGAAACTTACATTGCCTTTCCCGCCAAGCGTTAACACGTACTGGCGTAACACCAGAAAGGGAGTATTGATCAGCGCCTCCGGGCGCTGTTTCCGCTCCAATGCGCTGGCCGCCGTCACGGAACAACTTAAACGCAGACCGCAGCCGATTACAGTGAATGTTGAAGTGAGTGTGCTGCTGTTCCCGCCAGACAAGCGCCAGCGTGATCTTGATAACTATCTCAAAGCATTATTCGACAGCCTTACTCATGCCGGTGTGTGGGGCGACGACAGTCAGATAAAGCGATTCTCGGTAGAGTGGGGCGCAACGACGAAGAAGGGTAAGGCCGAAGTAACGATCACGCCTTTTGAAGTGGTGGCCGCATGAGAGCATTACTTACGCCAGAGGTAGCACCGCGCACCGGGATTGTGTTGCTGAAGCCAGGACCAGACCTGTTGAAGCTGTTTAAGGGCAGGGTGGTGATCAGCACACCGACAATGGATATGGCAGACCTGCCGTCAGGTCGGCTGAATGACGGCACACAGCCGTTACTTGATGAGCCCTCACTGATTCCCTTCTTCAGTCATGAACGCGTGATAAAGGCCGCTGGTGGACCGAATGCGCTGGCATCCTTTGTCCAGTCTTTTGGGTGCTGCCAGTGGGAGCAGCTGGGAGTGTGGCATCACCATGAATTCACAGTGTCAGAAATCGAAAACGGCCTGGTGTCTCTTTGCTATAGCCACGATAATGAGTTCAGGGAAAACGGCGTACCCGGTAGCCTGGAGAATATCGCCAAAGGTAACAACGCACTCTGGATAATCAGGGCGGCATGCAGCCAGATGGCGCTAAACGGTGACCATCAACTGACCCTGCCGGAACTGTGCTGGTGGGCAACCCTGAATGATGTGATTGACCTGATACCAGAGGCACCCGCACGGCGCGTTCTGCGTATGCCGAAAGAAAGTATTCAGAGCGGCGAGCTGAAAGAGGCTCGCATTGTTCCGGTGCGACCGGCGCGGGAGGTTATTCAGGATGCAGCGCAGATCGTCAAAAAGATAATCAGCCTCCATGCAGACCCGGAATCACCAGAATCATTCATGAAGCGCCCCAAGCGTAAGCGCTGGGAAAGTGAGAAATATACACGATGGGTAAAGTCGCAGACATGCGCATGTTGCGGCGTTCAGGCTGACGATCCTCATCACATCATTGGACACGGACAGGGGGGAATGGGAACGAAGGCGCATGATTTATTTGTGATACCGCTATGCAGAGCGCATCACGATGAACTGCACCGGGATATGAAAGCGTTTGAAGCAAAATATGGCAGCCAGGTTGAGCTGCTATTCAGGTTCCTTGATTTCGCGATTGCAGTCGGCGTGATCGGGACGGACAAAAAATAAAGTGTGTGGAGAGGATTAATTATGCGTGACATGTCACAGGTATTAGAGCGTTGGGCCGGATGGGCTAAGTCAGACAGCAGCGGTGTTGATTACTCAGCAATCGCAGCGGGTTTTAAAGGGCTGCTGCCGCAGGATTCAAAGTTAACGCTTACCTGCAGCGATGGAGACGGGTTGATTATTGAAGGTTGCCTGTCCCGGCTTAAAGCCAAGCGCCCTGATGAGCACGCGATCATTGTGCTGCATTACTTTTTCAATATCTCAAAGCGCACACTTGCGAAGCAGGCCAAGCGCGATGAAAAGATCGTGAGAATTGAAATCCAGATGGCTGAGGGGTTCATTGAAGGTTGCCTGGCAATGCTGGATGTGCGGCTGGATATGGACGACGAACTGACGCCGAAAAAAATATTGAAAAAACCTCTCACGCGGTCCGCATTTTCCTTAGTAATCTGATAAGGTCGATTACCAAGCAGTGCAGCTTATCTGCTAAAAGTCAGTTCCAAATGTGGATGTCAAAGCGCCTCGGGCCTTACCAGCCTGGAGGCGTTTTTTATTTTAAATATCCCCTAAAGGGGATAGCAATATGTCTATCCCTTACAAGGGATAAGAAATTCACCCTGTTGCCGACGGGCAAGGCACTTACCGCTTTTGCGTCAGGGTTATTTTTTCAAAAATATCGGCCTCCGGTAAACAAAAATGTTGACCATGTAAGCATAAATGTTTACTATAGCTTCATGTTCAACAGACAGGAGGAGTAGTGAAGCAAAGCGAGTTCAGGCGGTGGCTTGAATCTCAGGGAGTCGAAGTTTCAAACGGTACTAACCATCTGAAGCTGAGATACAACGGGAAGCGAAGTGTAATGCCGAGGCATCCCGGCGCTGAGTTAAAAGAACCACTGCGAAAGGCCATAATTAAGCAGTTAGGCCTGAAATAATTAACCAGCCCTCCGGGGCTGGTTCTCGCAGAGTTTCACTAAGACGATATGCGATACCCGATTAATCTTGAGCCGTGCGACGGCGGATATGTGGTTTCGTTCCCGGATATACCGGAGGCGCTTACTCAGGGCGATACGCGTGAGGAGGCGTTAGCGATGGGGCTGGATGCGCTGGTTAATTCATTTGATTTCTACTTTGAAGATAACCAGCCTGTTCCGGCACCTGGACCGGTGACAGGGGATTTTGTAGAGGTTCCGGCGAGTGTGTCGGCGAAGGTGCTATTGCTGAATGCTTTCCTTGCTTCCGGCTTAACTCAGGTTGAGCTGGCTTCACGCATGGGAGTTAAAAAGCAGGAGGTAACGCGCATCTTCGATCTGCACCACTCGACCAAAATAGATACTGTTCAGAAGGCGCTCTCAGCGCTGGGCAAGCGACTTGAATTAGTCGCTGCCTGACGCTTTAAGCATCCTGATTCAAAGGCTCACTTCGGTGGGCCTTTTCTTCTGAGCGATTGGTTATCAAAGGTAGCTACCAAACTTGTTTCAAATCAAACAAACTGAAATTTGCTTAACGATTTCGTCAGTAGGTGTATAAAATTTCCCATCCAAACCTCCCGGGAAATAACTATGAAAAAGTGTTTATTGGTCGTAATGGCGGCAGTATCACTCGCTGGCTGCGCCTCAAATGACATTGAGGATATGCCTCATGATGCAAGAGTCAGGCTCGCTAATATGGAAGGCTATTCTAATAACCCATACCCAAAAGCCAAAATGCTCGGTGAGATAATGGGAATGAGCTGTGCTCGAAAGGGTGGTTCATCAATGATGGTTACTGAAATTGGTGGAAACCTTTTCGCTACAAGCACAGGTCCCGATGTTGCAAATGGAGCTGAGGCTCTTCAGGACATGAGATATAAGGCTGCGATGATGGGCGGTGATGCCGTAGTAAACGCTGTCTGCAAATCTGGTGGCGTAGACTGGGGTCACAACTGCTGGTCGACAGTTAAATGCGTTGGGGACGTTGTCAGCAAATAAGCGTAAGCACAAGTCATAAAATTTCTAAGGCTCACTTCGGTGGGCCTTTTTCGTTTTTGCGCACACCAATCAGTCTCCACACACTTTATTGACACCGTGGTGCTGCGCAATCCTCTCAATGAAAGTAAGCCGCCATCATCCCGGTGGCGGGAATCAGAGCATGCCTCCAGAAAAAGACCCGGGCTTTTGGGCCACAGTGCTGCTGTGGCTGTATGCCCACAAAACAGAATGGGGATATGCCGGGGTAGCAGGCATGTTTTCACTATTACGCAGTGCCTATGCAAAAAGCCCGTGGAGTAAGCGGGTTCTCGACGCTGTCTCCTGCAGCGCGCTGGCGTTCTTTGCTGGCCCGACGCTGCAGGTGATGGGCGCTTTATTTAACTGGAACATCCCCGACGCTGCTGCGCAGGTATTCGCGGTTTACATCGGGTATGTAGGCAATGACTACATCAGCGAAAGGCTTCGCAGGCTGATAGAGAGAAAGGCAGGGGAAACCAATGACGGGCAGCAATAAATCACGCGGAATCCGCAATAATAATCCTGGAAACATCCGCTGGGGCGATGAGTGGCAGGGACTGGTGCCGCAGGCGCAGCGCACTGATAAATCTTTTTGCCAGTTCATTAGTTCGGAGTATGGCATCAGGGCGATGATTATCATTCTGCGTAACTATCAGAGCAAATATGGCCTGAAAACTATTACGGGCATTGTGAAGCGCTGGGCTCCGCCTAACGAGAATGACACGCAGGCTTATATCCGCAGCGTGGCAACGGCTACCGGCACTGCTGCTGATAAGCCAATCGACCTGACTGACAGCCGCAAGCTGTTTCCGCTCCTGCAGGCCATTATCAAGCATGAGAACGGCAGTCAGCCCTACGGATTAGATGTATTCATTCGGGCGCTCGACCTCGTCTGATAAAGGAGGCCGCATGGCTGCTATCCAGTTCATCAAAAACTATTCACATCTGCTGGTTATCGCAATTATCTGCGTTTGCCTGTGGATGCTGAATGCCCGCAGCGCGCAACTTGAGGCAACCAATCAGCGCCTGGAGAAGCTGGCGAATAGCAAAGACGAGCAGATTAACGACCTGCGCTCCAAGAACGATGGCCTGGCATCAAGCGTCACTGATCTGGTAACAGCCGTTAAGCAGCAGAACGTTGTGATGAGTCAGGTCACAGAGCAGCGTGCTGTAACAGCCCAGCAGAACCGGAAACTACAGAATGAAATTAAGCGTTACCTTGCGGCGGACAAGTGTGCTGTTGCTCCTGTTCCCCCTGATGCTGCTGACCGGTTGCGCGATGCAGCAAAAGCCGCTGGTGGAGTACCGGACAGTAAAACAGTCTCAGCTAAGCCTCCCGGCTGAACTGACCAGTCAGATTGACGTGCCAGCGCCACCAGAGGCAATGACGTTCGGAGACAGCGTAGCGCTGAACGCAGAGCTTTATGGCGTGCTGGCGCAGTGCAATATTGATCGCTCAGCTGTCAGGGCAATTGAACTTAAGCGGTAAGCAACTTTTTGTGGGGGTTATTTTTAACTTCCTGAGATGCGTTTATTAAAATCATCTATGATAACCTTTATAGACATTGGAGGTGATCATGGAAATTGTCGGACAAATTGTAATAGGTGTCATCATTGCGGCTGCAACTGCATATGCTGCTTTGATGCGATTTTACGATGAGAAATGGTGGGAGAAAAAGCTACATTATTTTCTTACTCAAACTGATGCTGCTTACTTATTACATCGATCCATAAAATATTGGAATGATAAGGGGCAGTATTTGTCTGATGAAAAATTGCATCCTGAATTTATAATGTTAAGCGTGCCTGAAGAGGCTAACCTAAAAAACCAATTCATTTGCTCACTAGCTGAATTAGATAAATTTTCATACATGGGATCGCTTTTAACTTCAGAGCAATCAGCTAAAATAATCAAAAGATTCCAGATTTCTTATAGAGGTGTTGCAGAGCGTCTTGTTGCGAATGATAAAGACAAGGACGCATTAGCATCTGCTTTGGGCTTCTCACTGACTTTACTGAATGAGTTAGTGGCAGAGGCTAAAGAAGAACTTAAAATAAAAAATGGAAAGAGACTTGCTTTTTTTGAGCATTTTAAAGGTTAGGTCTATTTCATGAAAAGGTTGTGAGACTAAAAATGTATTTTAAGAGATGTGTGTCACCTTGCTTAAGGAGATCGTTTTTTAACCGAGGTTTATTGGGTTAATGTGTGGCTTCCATTTGCAAAAAGGAAAGCACATGTTTATAGAAAATTTTCTTCCAGCCGACCCCGACAACCCTGGTTGGGTAAAAGCCTGGGGTGTGGTTAAGAATGAAAAATGGGACCTGGCAGGCGTTTATGGCAATCAAGAAGACGCAAGAGCTAAGGCTGATGAGATGGGAGTGGATTATCAAGTGCACTTCGGCTCTCATAAGTTAGGGACTGATGATTTCATATGGAATGAATGACTATCTATAATATTTTAAACCGCCTTCTGGCGGTTTTTCTTTGGAGTAAGAATGGCTGATCCGCGCATTTATAACAGCCGATGGGACAAAGCCCGACTGTCATTCTTAAAATCACATCCTCTTTGCACCATGTGCCACCGGCAGGGCAGAGCTGTAGCCGCCGCTGTCGTTGACCACATCAAGCCTCATAGGCTGAAAGAAGCCATCAACGGTGGCAAGCAGGACGAGATAGCAAAAGCCCAGAAGCTCTTCTGGGACAAGGCCAACTGGCAACCCCTCTGCAAGCAGCACCACGACTCAACCAAACAGCGCGAAGAGAAACGCGGTCACATCATCGGATGCGATGAGAATGGCATGCCCCTCGATCCGTCATCCCATTGGCGGAGATGAGAATGAATATCATTTGAAGGTCAAGGGTGAGAGGGGGGGTGATCAAATGAGAACAATTATCATCAACGCCGGGGAGGGCGGGATCAGAGTTCAGGGGCTAACGACCTCCTGACCGCCCGCCCCCCTTTTTATGCACAACCGCGAAATGAAAAGTTTTTTTCTGGGAGGTTTTTATGGCCGGAAGACGACCAAAGCCGACCCACCTTAAGGTCGTTACCGGCAATCCGGGCAAGCGAAAACTTAACGACAAAGAGCCTGCACCCGCGAGAGAAATCCCGAGTCCGCCATCACACCTCACCGATTGGGGAAAGGTTGCGTGGGGAAAGCTGACTGTTCTGCTTGATGGAATGGGCGTGCTGACCGTCGCCGATGTTCTTGCGCTGGAAAGGCTCTGTGATATCTATGCCGACATTCTTCAGCTGCGAATCACTATTGCCGAAGAGGGAAGGACATACACGGTTCAGACCGAAGGCGGATTTCTTATCAAGGCCAACCCGGCTGTTTCAATGCTGGCTGATGCAGACCGGCGCTTCAAAAGCTACCTGGTAGAGTTCGGCCTGACACCGGCTGCCCGGTCAAAGGTGAACGTGAATGGTGGAAAAAAAGAAGAAGACCCGCTCAACCAGTTCTTCGGTTGATCCGGCGACGCAGTATGCAATGGACGTTACCAGCGGGGCTATTCTTGCCGGGCCAGATATCCGCGCTGCATGCGCCCGCCACATCCGGGATTTGGAAGAAGGGACAAAGCGTGGCTTGTTCTGGGATGTTGAAGCTGTAACGCGTGTCGTTAATTTCTTCGCTCAGGTTCTGAAGCTCAACGGCGGTGAGCATGAGGGCAAACCCTTCATACTACTGCCGTGGCAGTGTTTCATCGTTGGCTCTTTGTTTGGCTGGAAGGCGGAGGACGGTACGCGCCGTTTTCGCATGAGCTACATTGAGTCCGGCAAGGGTTCCGGCAAGTCGCCGCTTGCGGGCGGCGTCGGTCTTTACCTGCTGATGGCAGACAAAGAGCCCCGCGCCGAAGTTTACGCGGCGGCCACGAAAAAAGACCAGGCGATGATCCTGTTCCGCGATGCGGTGACGATGGTCGATCAGTCGCCCGCGCTGGCGCAGCGCATCACCAAATCCGGCACCGGCCTGAACGTGTGGAACCTTGCGTTTCTGCAGACGGGCTCTTTCTTCAAGCCGATCAGCTCTGATGATGGTCAGTCAGGCCCGCGCCCGCATGGCGCACTGATTGACGAAGTGCATGAGCACAAAACAAACGCCGTTGTTGAGATGATGCGTGCCGGTACAAAGGGCCGCCGTCAGGCGCTGATGTTCCTCATCACCAACAGCGGCCACGATAAAACCAGTGTCTGTTTTGAATATCATGAATACGGTCGCAAGGTGGCAGCCGGTGATTTGATTGATGACAGCTTTTTCAGCTTCATTTGTTCGCTGGATGAGGGCGATGACCCGTTTAAGGATGAGTCCTGCTGGGGCAAAGCTAATCCATCGTTGGGTCAGACCTTTACGGATAAATACCTACGGGAGCAGGTGACGCAGGCGCGCGGCATGCCATCAAAAGAAAGCATCGTCCGCCGCCTGAACTTCTGCCAGTGGGTGGAAGCGTCCGATCCGTGGATTGACAGCGACACCTGGATGAACTGCGAACAGGATTTTGATCCGGAGGATTTAGCGGGTGAAGAGTGCTATGGCGGTCTGGACCTGTCCGGTTCGCGTGACCTGACGGCACTGGCGCTTTACTTTCCGAAATCCAAAAAGCTTTTAGTTGAGTTCTGGACGCCGAAAGATTCCCTGCTGGAGAGAGCCAAGACTGACCACGTTCCCTATGATGCCTGGCTGCGTAACGGCTTTATTCACGCACCACCGGGTAAGGCGGTCAACTACGGTTTTGTGGCGGTGCGTATCGGTGAACTGGCGGCCAGATACGATATTAAGTGCATCGCGTTTGACCAGTACCGCATCAAGTATCTGGAGCCAGAACTCGAAAGCGAGTCTGTGAGCGTTGACCTTGTTCCGCATGGTCAGGGCTTTTATAAGGCGCAGGAGTCCGGGCTGTGGATGCCACGATCAATTGAGTTGTTTGAAGAGCACCTAAACAACCGGGTGCTTGTCATCCGACCTAATCCCTGCCTGCGCTGGAATGCTGCCTCTGCAGTGCTTGAGGCTGACCAGAAGGACAATCGCATATTTGCCAAAAAGAAAAGCACCGGCCGTATCGACGGGGTGGTGGCTTCTGCTATGGCAATCGGCGCAGCAGAGGATGCGGTGCTGGTGGACAGCGGCGATCCTGATGAATTTTTTGATGACCCGATCATGGTAGGTATCTGATGAAGGAAAAAAAACAGCCGGGTCGCATCAAGAGCGCGATTGTTAACTGGCTCGGTGAGTCGATTGGACTTAATGACGCTGCGTTCTGGCAGGAGTGGTACGGCACAAGCAGCAGCGGAAAGGTCGTAACAGCAGAGAAAGCGCTGGCGCTGGCCTCCGTCTGGGCCTGTGTGCGTCTGCTGAGTGAGTCAGTTTCAACCCTGCCGATGAAGGTATACGAGCGAGCAGCTGACGGTTCCCGCAAGCTGGCGCTTAATCATCCGGCCTATCAGTTACTGTGCCGCCGTCCGAACAGCGAAATGACGCCGTCGCGCTTCATGCTGATGGTGGTTGCCAGCATCTGCCTGCGTGGTAATGCCTACGTTGAGAAAAAGATGATCGGCACCAAGCTGGTCTCTCTGGTGCCGCTACTCCCGCAGTGCATGAAGGTTGAGCGGCTCGACAGCGGCGAATTGCAGTACACCTACACAGAGAAGGGCGTTCCGCGCATCATTCCGGTTAAAAACATGATGCACATCCGGGGGTTTGGTCTGGATGGTGTCTGCGGGATGATGCCGATGCGCACCGGGCGTGACGTGTTTGGCGCAGCGATGGCGGTCGAAGAATCAGCCGCAAAAATTTTTGAAAACGGTATTCAGACGTCAGGCTTCTTTCTGTCAAAGAACCTGCTGACCAAGGAGCAGCGCCAAAAAAATCGCGAAAACCTTAACCGGTTCGTAGGTTCAAAAAACGCAGGCAAGGTGATGGTGCTTGAGGGTGATATGTCCTATCAGGGCATTACCCTCAACCCTGAAGATGCTCAGATGCTGGAGTCGCGATCATTCAGTATTGAGGAAATCTGCCGCTGGTTCCGCGTGCCGCCGTTTATGGTTGGTCACGTTGATAAGCAGAGCAGCTGGGCATCGAGTGTAGAAGGCATGAACATGCTGTTCCTGACGAATACGCTTCGCCCGATGCTGGTGAACATTGAACAGGAGATATCACGTTGTCTGCTGAATGGTGATGAAGACCTGTTTGCTGAGTTCTCCGTTGAAGGTCTGCTGCGTGCAGACAGCGCCGGACGCTCCGCTTATTACACCACCGCGCTGCAGAACGGCTGGATGTCCCGTAATGACGTGCGCCGCCTGGAGAATCTGCCGCCGATTGAAGGTGGTGATATCTACACCGTACAGCTGAACCTGACACCGCTTGAAGACCTGCGCAAAAACAGCACCGCCGCAAGGGCCACACTGTTGCGCGAAGTTCACAACGCCGTTTTCCCGGACATTCCTTTCGAACAATCACCGCTTAAACAGGCGGCTTAGGAGCATCCCCAATGACAGTAAAAAGTCTTCCGGCAGCGCCGGAGGGGCGGCCTTTTGCGCGCGAAAATCGCGATCTGCCGTCTTCTGCAATGGATCGCTGGAACGGCAGCATCAAGGCCGCAAAGAGTGATGACAACAGCATTTCCGTGTTCGACGTCATTGGCGCTGACTGGTACGGCGACGGCGTCACCGCCAGCCGTATTGCTGCCGCGCTCCGCTCAATCGGCGGTGCTGACGTCACCGTGAATATCAATTCGCCGGGCGGCGACATGTTCGAAGGCCTGGCGATTTACAACCTGCTGCGTGAGTACGAAGGGAAAGTCACAGTCAAGGTGCTGGGCCTCGCTGCTTCTGCTGCGTCGATTATCGCGATGGCCGGTGATGAGGTGCAGATTGGCCGCGGTGCCTTTCTGATGATCCATAACTGCTGGGTCTACGCGATGGGCAACCGTCACGACCTGCAGCAGATAGCGGCGGACATGGTGCCTTTTGATAAGGCGATGAACGATATCTATGGCGCCCGAACCGGTCTGGATGCGGTCACCATCGACGCGATGATGGATGCCGAAACCTATATTGGCGGCAGCGATGCGGTTGAAAAAGGTTTTGCAGATCGTCTGCTGGCGGCAGATGAAATTGCTGATGGCGACGACAGCCCAGCAGCTGCGTTGCGCAAGCTGGACGCGATGCTGGCAAAAACCGACGCGCCACGCTCCGAGCGTCGAAAACTTCTTAAAGCATTAACCGGCGGCAAGCCAGGCGCTGCTGCCATCCCTGAAGGTATGCCGGGCGCTACCGACGAAATCAACCCTGAAAATATTGCACAACTTAAAAACGCGCTGGCCGCGTTCGGCAAATAAGGATTAACAATGTCTGAAGTAAATGAAGTACTGAAGCAGGTTACTGCCAGCATCAACGAAGCCAGCGGCAAGTTTAATGCGAAGGCTGAGGAAGCGTTGGCTGAGGCGAAAAAATCTGGTTCGCTGTCAACTGAGACCAAAGCGGCAGTGGATAAAATGGCGAGTGAGCTTAACGCCATGCGTGAAGCAGAGAAAACGCTGAAGGCGGCGCTGGGAGATCTGGAGCAGCATGTAGCGCAGATGCCGCTGGCAAATGCTAAAGGAGTTATCGAAACTGTGGGTAGCCAGGTTATTTCTTCCGAAGCGCTGAAAGCTTTTTCGGCGAGTATCGAAGGTAACAAGCGCCTTAGCATTCCGGTTAAGGCCGCGCTGCTGTCCGTTAACGTGCCGGGTCAGATCGTAGCGCCAGACCGCCAGCCGGGCATCGATCAGCAGCCAAAACAGCGACTGTTTATCCGCGACCTGATCGCACCAGGCCGTACTGAGTCTAACACCATCTACTGGGTTCAGCAGACCGGCTTTACCAATAATGCAGCGACCGTCGCTGAGAACACCACCAAACCGTACAGCGGTATTACCTTTGCGGAAAAAATCACGCCGGTTCGAACCATTGCGCACCTGTTCAAAGCCGCGAAGCAGATTCTGGACGACATGCCGCAGCTTCAGTCTACGATTGACGCCGAGCTGCGCTACGGCCTGAAATACGTTGAAGAGCAGGAGATTCTGTTCGGTGACGGCACCGGCACGCACCTGAATGGCATTGTGCCGCAGGCATCTGCTTATGCTCCCGCTTTCAGTGTGGCGAATCAGACCGGTATCGACGATCTGCGACTGGCTATGCTGCAGGCGCAACTGGCACGTTTCCCGGCGTCCGGCCATGTTCTGCACTTTATGGACTGGGCGAAGATCGAGCTGACCAAAGACTCTCTGGGCCGCTACATTCTGGCGAACCCGGCTGGGCTGGCCGGTCCTACGCTATGGGGGCTGCCGGTAGTCGCGACCGAAGCGGCTGCGTTCCAGGGTAAATTCATGACCGGTGCGTTCAATGCCGGTGCGCAGATTTTCGACCGCGAAGATGCCAACGTGGTTATTTCAACCGAAAACGCCGACGACTTTGAGAAAAACATGATCTCAATCCGTTGTGAAGAGCGTCTGGCGCTGGCCGTTAAGCGTCCTGAAGCGTTCGTTTACGGTTCCTTTACCGCACCTGCTGCAGCTGCATAACAGCAACGGCGGCCTCCAGGCCGCCTTTCCGGGAGTTACATATGAAACTGCTTTTGATTAAACCGAATTACTTCGGCGGCACGGTCGTGTCCGAAGGCAACACCATTGAGACCACCGAACAGCACGGTCGCGAGCTGATTAAGCTGGGCTATGCCAGTGAGGTGGATGACAGCGCAGCGGAGAAAGCGGCAGCTGAGGCGAAGGAAAAAGCCGAAGCCGAAGCGCTTGCGAAGTCTGAAGAAGAGGCCAAAGCAAAGGCCGCTGCTGAAGCCCAGGAAAAAGCGGATGCTGAAGCCAGCGCGAAAGCGGCAGCTGAGGCGAAGGAAAAAGCCAAAAAATAAGGCGTTGTCATGCTGCTGACACTTGAAGAAATTAAACAGCAGTGCCGACTGGAGAGCGACTTCACGGAAGAAGATCGGCTGCTTGAGCTTTTTGCACTGGCAGCTGAGGCAAAGGCGGTGACCTACCTCAACCGCAATCTTTATAAAACGGTGGCAGATATTGCACCGCTTGATACGGACGGCATGGTGATAACCGAAGATATCCGGCTTGCCCTGCTGATGCTGGTCAGTCACTGGTATGAGCATCGCAGTTCAGTGTCAGAGCTGGAGATGACGGAGACGCCGCAGGCGTTTGAGTTCCTGCTCTATTCGCGGCGTCTGCCGGTGTCGGGGTGTTAGCATGCAGCGACGCTCATCAAATACCAGTGCAGTTTACACGCTGCCCGATCCCGGCGAGCTGAATAAGCGCATTCACCTGCGCCAGCGCATCGACCAGCCAGCAAGTGATGGTGGTACTGACTCGGTTTATCAGAATGAAAAGGACGTGTGGGCGAAGGTCCGGCAGGTGGGAGCTACCACCTATCACGAATCCGTTCAGGCTGATGACACCATCACCCACTATATGACGATCCGTTATCGACGGGGCATCACTTCAGATTTTGAGGTGGTTCACGGCGGTTATGTATATCGCGTTAAGCGCCTGCGCGACCTCAACTCAGCCGGTCGTTACCTGTTGCTGGAGTGCGAGGAGTTGAGGGCTGTGGACAGCGACGGAGAGATGTATGGCTAAGCCGCTTCTGCACGTTGATTTTCAGCAGCCCAAAGACCTCGTTTTTAACCGGGCAAAAATGCGCCGCGCCTTCATTCAGATTGGTCAGGTTCACATGCGTGATGCCAGGCGTCTGGTCATGCGTCGTGGCCGTTCTGCTCCAGGCGAGTATCCGGGATTCAGAACCGGCAGGCTGGCGCGGTCCATCGGCTATTACGTTCCCCGCGCATCAAAAAGCCGTCCGGGCCTGATGGTGCGCATAGCGCCAAACCAGAAGCGGGGCGAGGGCAACCGCCTTATTGAGGGTGACTTTTACCCCGCGTTCCTGTTCTACGGCATCAAGCGTGGCGCTAAGCGCAAAAAGAGTCACCACAAAGGCAAGTCCGGCGGTAATGGCTGGCGCGTTGCCCCGCGTAAAAACTATATGACCGAGGTGCTGGAGGCGCGCAAAACATGGACGCGCTATGTGCTGACCCGTGCGCTGCGTACCTCCCTGCGTCCTGAAAGGAAAAAGAAATGAAACTATCGCTGGTGATCGCCGCACTCCGGGCGCGATGTCCGATGTTCGCGGGTAACGTAGCCGGGGCGGCTGAATTTAAAGCCATTCCCGAAACCGGCAAAATGCGGCTGCCGGCGGCGTATGTTGTGCCGACAGAAGACGTCACCGCTGAGCAGAAGTCCCTGACCGACTACTGGCAGAACGTTACTGAAGGCTTTGCGGTGGTGGTAGTGCTGGATAATACGCGCGACGAGCGCGGTCAGGCAGCAGGGTATGACGCCGTACATGATGTGCGGCAGCAAATCTGGAAGGCGCTGCTGGGCTGGGAGCCGGATGAAGATGCTGGCCCGGTAGCGTATTCCGGTGGTCAGCTTCTGGACATGGATCGGGGGCGCCTCTATTACCAGTTTGAATTCATGCTGACGCGGGAAATCACCGAAGAGGACACGCGCCAGCAGGATGATCTTGACGCCCTGGATGAGCTGAAAACGGTCGAAATCGACCTTGACTACATCGATCCGGGTAACGGGCCTGACGGCATCATTGAGCACCACACCAAAATCAACCTCAGCGAGTAAATCATGCAACTCAGACCTAAGCGCGGGCGGTCAGTTCCTGACCCTGTCCGGGGCGATCTGCTGCCTTCAGAGGGCCGGAACGTCGAAGAGAGCAGCTACTGGCACCGCCGCATTGCGGATGGTGATGTCGAAGAAGTCAGTGCGGAAGAAGAAAAGCCCGCAGCTGACGCCAAGAAAAAGGGCGGTGAATAATGTCAGTCTCGTTCCCCACTATTCCGTCAGACCTCCGAGTGCCGTTGTTCTGGGCGGAGATGGACAACAGCGAAGCTAACACCACGCAAGAAAGCGGCCCATCGCTGCTGATTGGCTTTGCCTCTGCCGACAGCTCCATCGTTAAAAATAAGCTCACCATCATGCCGTCAGCGGCACTGGCGGGTAAGGTTGCAGGTCGTGGCAGCCAGTTAGCCCGTATGGTGGCGCGCTATCGTGCCGTCGATCCATTTGGTGAGCTGTGGGTTATCGCGGTAAATGAGCCTGATGGCGAGACCGCCAAAGGCACCGTGACGCTAACCGGCAACGCACAGGCATCGGGTTCGCTGAGCCTTTATATTGGCGCAGTTCGCGTTCAGGCCGCTGTGGTAACCGGCGATGCCCCTGCAGCAGTGGCCGCCACACTTGCAGCCGCAATTAATGCTAACGCAGACCTGCCCGTGATTGCAGCAGCTGCTGCTGGTGTGGTGACGCTCACTGCCCGCCACAAGGGACTTACTGGCAACAGCATTCCTCTGGCGCTGAACTACTACGGCACCGTGGGGAGCGAAACCACGCCTGACGGGGTTAACGCTGTGATTGCCGCGATGGCAGGCGGTACAGGCTCACCGTCACTGGCTGCAACCGTGGCCGCGATGGGCGATGAGCCGTTTGACTTCATCGGCACGCCGTTTAGTGATTCCGCCTCGCTGGCGACGCTGGCGCTGGAAATGAATGATTCTTCCGGGCGCTGGGGTTATGCGCGTCAGCTTTACGGCCACGTTTACACGGCGAAAATCGGCACGCTCTCCGATCTGGTGGCCTTCGGCGACACCATGAACAACCAGCACATTACCGTAGCAGGTTATGAGCCTGCTGTTCAGACGGCGGCAGATGAGCTGGTCGCGCTGCGCACCGCCCGTAATGCCGTGTTTATCCGCGTTGACCCGGCCCGCCCGACGCAGACCGGCGAGCTGACCGGCGCATTACCGGCACCGGCAGGCAGCCGTTTTACTCTGACCGAGCAACAGTCGCTGCTGAAGCACGGTATTGCCACGGCCTACGCTGAGAGCGGCGTGCTGCGCATTCAGCGCGACATTACCACGTATCAGAAAAACGCCTATGGCGTGGCGGACAACAGCTACCTGGACAGTGAAACGCTGCATACCAGCGCATACGTTATCCGTCAGCTGAAAAGCATCATCACCAGTAAGTACCCGCGCCATAAGCTGGCGAATGACGGTACGCGCTTCGGTCCGGGTCAGGCCATTGTGACGCCAGCAGTGCTGAAGGGTGAGATGTGCGCCAGCTATCGCACCATGGAGCGGGCGGGAATTGTGGAGAACTTCGATCTCTTCAAGCAGCACCTGGTGGTAGAGCGCAACGTCAGTGACCCGACCCGCGTGGATGTCCTGTTCCCGCCGGATTACGTCAACCAGCTGCGCGTCTTTGCGCTGCTTAATCAGTTCCGTCTGCAATACAGCGAGGAGACCGCGTAATGGCAAAGATTGCGGGTACAGCATACGTCAAGGTGGACGGCCAGCAGCTGTCGCTGACCGGCGGCATTGAGGTGCCGATGAACACCAAAGTGCGTGATGACGTGATCGGCCTGGCCGGTGACGTGGATTACAAAGAAACGCACCGTGCGCCTTACGTCAAAGGCACCTTCAAAGTTCCGAAGGCGTTTCCTGTCACCAAGCTGATGGATTCAGACCAGATGACCATCACTGCCGAACTGGCCAACGGCATGGTTTACGTGCTGTCAGAAGCTTTTCAGTTTGGTGAAGCCAACCACAATGCGGAAGAGGGTACGGTAGACCTCGAATTCCACGGCTCAGAAGGATTTTATCAGTGAGTGAACTGCAACTTTCAAAACCTATTACGGCACATGGCGAAACCCTTCATGTGCTGGAGCTGCGTGAGCCAACGGGCAAGGATGTCCGTGAGCTGGGCTACCCCTATCAGATGAATCAGGATGAGTCAGTGAAGCTGCTGGCACATGTGGTGGCTAAATACATCAGCCAACTGGGCGGCATTCCGCCCAGTTCTGTTGATGATATGTCGCCATCAGACCTTAATGCAGCTGGCTGGGTAGTTGCCGGTTTTTTCCTTCAGGCCTGACAGCTACCGAACTGCTCAATCTGTACTTCGATTGCGCCAGTTACTGGCGCATAAATCCTCTGGAAGTCCTGAGCGAGGACTTAAAAAGCCTGCAGTTACTTATCGACCAGGCGAACCGGATAGAACGGGAGCGAAAAGCCAATGGCTGAATTTGAACTGAAAGCGCTTATTACTGGCGTTGACAGACTTTCACCTGCACTTGGCCGTATGCAAAAGAACCTGCGCCGGTTCCGTAAAGATGCAGAGGAGGCCGGTCGGGGCGGTGTGGCAATGGCTGGTGGGCTGGCAGCCGGGCTGACAGGTTCGCTGGTTGCTTTTGCCAAACAGGAAGATGCTGCGACAGGGCTCAAGGTTGCCATGATGGACGACAGCGGCGCTGTGAGCTCTGATTTTGGGAAAATCAATAAGCTGGCTGTTGGTCTTGGCAATAAACTGCCTGGCACCACTGCTGACTTTCAGAACATGATGCAGATGCTTGTCAGGCAGGGTATTCCGGCCCAGAACATTCTGAATGGTGTTGGTGAGGCTTCCGCTTATCTCGCGGTTCAGTTGAAGAAAACGCCAGAAGCGGCTGCAGAGTTTGCTGCAAAAATGCAGGATGCCACCCGCACAACTTCAGAAGATATGATGGGATTATTCGACACGATCCAGAAGGCTTTTTATCTGGGTGTTGATGACACCAACATGCTCTCATTTTTTACTAACGTCAGTTCAGTTACAAAAATGGTAAGCAAGGATGGCCTGACTGCTGCCCGAGCTCTGTCTCCCATTGCAGTAATGATGGATCAAATGGGAACTCAGGGTGAAACAGCAGGAAACGCAATCAGAAAAATCTTCCAGGCTGGCTTTGACACTAAGAAGATGAAAGCCGCCAATAAACTTTTGGGGCGTAAAGGTATTAAGCTGGATTTCACTGATGGAAAGGGAGAGTTTGGTGGTATTGAAAATCTTTTTAAGCAGTTAAAAAAACTTCAGTCGCTTAGTACATTGAACAGAACAAGGATCATTAAGGAGATTTTCGGCGACGATGGCGACACTCTTTCCGTATTGAATGCTTTGATCGATAAAGGGAAAAGCGGCTACGATGAAATTCAGTCCAAGATGAACAAGCAGGCTGACCTTAATAAACGAGTTAACGCTCAGCTTGGCACGCTTACGAATCTTTGGGATTCAATGACCGGAACGGCAGTCAACGGTCTGGCTGCTATTGGTGGCGCTTTTGCTGGCGATGCTAAAAAGCTAGTGGGCTGGCTGGGTGACATGTCACAACGATTCAGTGAATTTGCTGAGAAAAATCCAAAGGTAATCCGTGGTGCATTTGGGATCGCGGCCGGGTTTGTCGGAATGAAGCTTGGGCTGCTGGGAATTAACTTTGCGCTGGGTATTTTGGGACGCGGGCTGAAGCTTTCGCCAATGGGTATATTCCTCCGTCTGGCAGCGATAGGAATAGGGCTTCTTATTTCTAACTGGGATAAATTTGGTCCGGTAGTTGAGGAAGTCTGGACAAAAATAGATGGTCTTGCAGGGGCTCTGGGGGGTATGAATGGGATCATTACGGGAATTGGTGGATTGATGGCCGGGGCGTTTACGCTTCAGGTTATAGGATCACTGACTACCGCTACCGCCAAGGCAGGTGGGCTGCTCGCCATATTGAGCAAGATAGGCAAGCTCAGCGCCCTGACTGTATCAATCGCCGTTGCCCTTTACATGTTTGAAAAGTTAAACGAAATATCTGACGCGGCAACGCAGAAAGATGGAACAGAATCATTTTGGGAGTCACTTAAGAAAAGGTGGAAAGCTGGCGGCTGGTATAACAACGAGCAGCAGATTAAGAGTGGCAGTGTTCCTCTTAACCCGCAGAGCATGAGCGGCCCCTTAATGCGCGATGATCCAACCTCATCGAAGGGGGAGCTTAAAGTTTCCTTTGAAAACGCTCCTCCCGGAATGCGAGTTGAGCCAGTGGGTGGCGCTCTGCCATGGTTTGACCTTGATGTGGGTTATAATCGGTTTTCGAATCCAAATTAAGGATAGTGCGCATGCGTCTGTTTGCAATTCTTATGTCTATGCTTTTTGTCAGCGGGGCATCTGCCAGCGAGTGTTATCCCAAATTTAATGAAAAGGACTTCATTGCCGCAGTTGGTAAGAATCCTGAGAAGATGCAGGTGTTCAAAGATGGCGGAGTGCTAAGGCACCAATATTCCTTTAGGAAAGAGCTGTCTCTTGAAGATGCATTTGATGATAATAAACAGTCAGAGTATGAACCGCAGATTTACGTGACTGTTTATGAGCCACCGTGCGCTGAGAAAATATCAATTTATTTCTTCGCAAATGAAGATGAATCGATGAATGAGGTTAACGTTGAGCTGGCCGGTAAAGCGTATGAATACCTTACCGGCACCAACAGTACAATTTTCGAAAATAAGCTGGAAAGGTTTAAGAGCGTTCAGCGATTTGAATCTTACGATAAAAAAGCTGATTCACTTTTTGTGAAAACTGGTGACTCTTATTCGATACAGGTACACCTGAAATAAACATTAACCCGCTCCGGCGGGTTTTTTTACGTCCGGAGAAAGCCATGAGCTGGAAAGATAATCTGCAGGATGCCTCACTGCGGGGCATCGCGTTTAAGGTGGACAGCGATGAGGCAACCTTTGGGCGTCGCGTGCAGGTGCATGAGTACCCCAATCGCGACAAACCGTGGGCGGAAGATTTGGGCCGCGCGACACGCCGCTTCAGTGTTCAGGCTTATCTGATTGGCGATGATTTCTTTGAGCAGCGTAACCGGCTGATTGAAGCCATTGAAAAGCCGGGATCATGCACGCTGGTTCATCCTTACTACGGCGAGATGACCGTGGTAGTAGATGATGCTGTTCGCGTCAGCCATTCGCAGAGCGAAGGGCGTATGTGCCGCGTCAGCTTTAGCTTCGTTGAGTCCGGTGAATTATCGTTCCCCACCGCTGGACTGGCAACCGGACAGAAACTCACCTCGTCAGTTTCATTCCTGGACGATGCCATTTCATCGGCATTCGGCGCCTTTGGTATGGATGGCATGCCAGACTTCCTGCAGGACGGTGTACTGGATGAGGCGACAGGCATGTTCAGTACCGTAACCAGTGCCTTTCAGTATGTTGATTCTGGTATCAGCGCCGCATCACGTCTGATGCAGGGCGATTTATCGGTTCTGCTTAGCCCGCCGTCGAGCGGCATGAGCTTTGTTAACCGATTGCAGACCATGTGGCGCGCCGGAACGCGGCTGACGGGTAACACTTCTGACCTGATGTCGATGATTAAAGGGCTGACCGGCATCACGGTTGATTCGGGTTTGGCTCCGCGCGGCGTCTGGAAAACCGACAGTAAGACAGCACAGGCGCAGACCACGCAGCGCAATTACGTTGCACAGGCGGTGCGCACCACGGCCATCAGCGAGGCGGCCGCAACGGTCACCAGTCTGCCACAGCCTGCAAACCGGACTGTCACGCGCCAGCAGGACCCGCAGCAGCCAGTCGCGGTATCGCATCCTGCCGTCAGCAACATACGGACTGATTCAGGCAGTGCGGCTTCAGATACTGATACCACAGCGACAGCCACCGTTTCCGAATCTTCCGGCGTAACCACCTCTCTTGATAACAGCACCGTCATTTCCTGGGATGATCTCGCGCAGGTGCGTGACAGTCTCAATGAGGCCATTGACCTTGAGATGGAGCGCGTTTCAGATGACGGACTTTACCAGGCGCTGGTCACCGTGCGAACAGATGTTAATCGCGATATCTCTGCACGCCTTGAGCAGGTCGAGCGCATGACGGAGCGCACACCTTCACAGGTGACGCCCGCTCTTGTGCTGGCCGCCGACTGGTACGACTCAGCCTCCCGCGCTGGTGATATTACCGCGCGTAACGGCATCCGCCATCCCGGCTTCGTGCCGGTTCAGTCACTGAGGGTGCCGGTGCGATGAACAACACAGTTATTTTACGGGTGAACGGTCAGGAGTGGGGCGGCTGGACTTCGGTCCGGATCGCGGCCGGTATTGAGCGCATCGCCCGAGACTTTACCGTTGAGATTACCCGCAGCTGGCCGGGCGACACCGACCAGGCAAACCGCAGCAACCGCATTAAAAACGGTGACCTCGTCGAAGTGCTGATAGGCACCGATAAAGTGATGACCGGCTACGTTGAGGCGACGCCGGTCCGGTATGACGCACGTAGCATCAGCGTGGGAATATCAGGGCGCAGCAAAACTGCTGACCTTATCGACTGCTCAGCCACGCCGTCACAATATGCCGGTCGTTCTCTGGCGCAGGTGGCTGCAGAGCTGGCGAAGCCATTCAGCATCACGGTGGTGGATGCAGGCGGCGCATCCGGTGCGCTTCAGGGAATTCAGGCCGACCAGGGCGAAACGGTTATGGACGTGCTGAATAAAATGCTCGGGCTGCAGCAGGCGCTGGCGTATGACAACGCGCAGGGCAATCTGGTTATCGGCGGCATCGGTAGTCAGCAGGCACATACCGCGCTGGTGCTGGGTGAAAACGTCCTTTCCTGTGATACCGAAAAGAGCATCCGCGACCGGTTCAGCGATTATCAGGTGTCCGGTCAGCGCAAGGGTAACGACGACGACTTTGGCGAAGCCACGACTACGGCAATTCGCTCAAAGACTATTGACGGCGGACTGAAGCGCTATCGCCCGATGATTATCCGCCAGACCGGCAACGCCACCACGGCAACCTGCAGCGCACGCGCGGAGTTTGAGATGCGCCAGCGTGCAGCACGCACCGATGAGGTGACCTACACCGTGCAGGGCTGGCGGCAGGGTGACGGCTCACTCTGGCTGCCTAATCTGCAGGTGATCGTCTTTGACCCCATCCTAGGCTTTAACAACCGGCAGATGGTGATCGCTGAGGTGACCTATCAGCAGGATGAAAACGGCACCGTGGCTGAAATCCGCGTCGGGCCGCCAGATGCTTATCTTCCTGAGCCGGCGAAACCCGGCAAGCGTAAGAAAAAGAAAGAAGAGGATGATTTCTGATGGCTAACCCGATTTCAGGTATGGGCCGTGCGCTGTCGAACCTATTGGCACGTGCGGTCGTTCGCGGACTGAACACGGCTACAAAGTGCCAGATGCTTCAGGTTGAAATGGCTGGGGGCGAGGGGAAAAGCGATATAGAACACATGGAGCCTTATGGCTTTACCGCAGCGCCGCTTACCGGTGCAGAGGCCGTGGCCGCCTACTTTGATGGCGATCGGTCTCATGGGGTTGTGCTTGTTGTCGCTGACCGGCGTTACCGCATTAAAGACCTGACTTCTGGAGAGGTGGCTGTTTATGACGATCAGGGGCAGTCGGTCACACTCACCCGCGAAGGAATCGTCGTCAACGGGGCGGGCAAGCCGATCACCTTTACCAATGCGCCGAAAGCGCGGTTTGAAATGGACATCGAGTCGACTGGCGAGATCAAAGATAAGTGCGATTCTTCCGGCCTGACTATGTCAGCGATGCGCGTGGCTTACAACGGTCATACACATAAAGAGAACGGCTCCGGCGGCGGTACAACTGACGCGCCAACGCAGAAAATGGTGGTTTCATGATTATTGTCATTAACGGCGTCCAGCGTGACGTGACGTGGCCACCCGATCGCCTGACACGCGCGGTGATTATCTCCCTCTTCTCCTGGCGAAAGGCAGAGCCCGACGACAGCCCGGAGCAGGATAACGGCTGGTGGGGCGACAGCTTCCCGACCGTTCAGAATGACCGCATTGGCTCACGCCTTTATCTACTCAGCCGCACGACGCTCACCAATAAAACGCCGCTCAAAGCCCGCGAATATATCAGCCAGGCGCTTCAATGGCTGGTGGATGATGGCGTAGCGGTACGGGTAGACGTGAAGGCCGAGCGCACCGGCATTAATACGCTTAGTGCTTCGGTGGTCATCAGTCAGAAAGACGGTAACCGCACGGCATTTTCATTTGACGATTTATGGAGTGAACTTAATGGCTGACAGTGGATTTACCCGCCCGACACTCCCTCAGTTAATCACCACTGTCCGCAACGATATTCTCACCCGACTGGCAGCCGATTCGACGCTGGCGGCACTTCGACGCACTGACGCTGAAGTATATGGCCGGGTGCAGGCAGCAGCGGTACACACTGTGTATGGCTATATCGATTATCTGGCGCGCAATCTGCTACCGGACCTTGCAGATGAGGACTGGCTGACGCGGCATGCCAACATGAAGCGATGTCCGCGCAAGGCAGCTACGTTTGCAGCAGGGTTTGTCAGGTGGGATGTCGCCACCGACGGCATACCTATTCCGGCCGGTGTGATAATTCAGCGTGACGATCTGACTTCATTCACCACGACTGCGAAAGCCACTTCAGCAGGTGGCATTCTGCGTGTGCCGGTTATCTGCAATACAGCCGGGAAAGCAGGCAACACCGATGACGGTCTTGCCATGCGGCTGGTCAGCCCGATCACCGGCCTGACGTCGGCAGGGGTAGCTGACAGCATTCAGGGTGGCGCTGACGTTGAAGATTTAGATGTGTGGCGCGGGCGCGTTATTGAGCGCTGGTACTGGACGCCGCAGGGCGGCGCAGACGGTGATTATGAGGTCTGGGCTAAAGAGGTGGCAGGCATTACCCGCGCATGGACATACCGGCACTGGAGCGGACGCGGAACAGTGGGGGTGATGGTGGCAAGCAGCGACCTGATAAACCCGATCCCCGACGCGGCCACGGTAGCAGCCGTCAAAGCCTATATTGAGCCTCTGGCCCCGGTGGCCGGTGCGGATATTTATGTTTTTGCGCCAGCGCCCCATGCAGTTAACTTTCAGATTCGCCTGAACCCGGACACTGCAGCAGTACGCTATGCCGTCGAGGCTGAGCTGCGTTCAATGATGCTGCGCGATGGCGTGCCGGAAGGCGTGCTGAAGCCCTCCCGCATCAGCGAGGCCATCAGCATCGCGACGGGTGAATACAGCCATACGCTGGTCAGCCCGGCAGCTGATGTCACCATTGCTAAAGGTGAGGTGGGCGTGGTGGGGACAATATCATGGACTTAACGGCGCAGTACCGGCATATGCTGGGAGCACTGCTGCCGCGCGGCCCTGCTTGGGATAGTGATGACCTGGTGTTAATGGGGCTTGCCCCCTCACTGGCAGAAGTGCATGGGCGCGGTGATGCGCTGATGCTGGAAACCGACCCGCGTTCAGTGACAGAACTGATTGACCGTTATGAAAACATCAGCGGGTTACCTGACAGTTGTGCACCGCCGGGCGTGCAGACTCTGCAGCAGCGGCGTCAGCGCCTGGATGCAAAGCTCAATCTGGCGGGCGGCATCAACGAGGCGTTTTACCTGGCTCAACTGGAGGCGCTGGGTTACACCGGCGTCACCATCACGCGTTACAACAAAAGCCAATTTAATTGCCTGTCCGACTGCACCGATTCTCTCTACAGCGATGACTGGCGTTATTACTGGCAGGTGAACATGCCCGCAGCCACTCAGATCACCGAAATGACAGCCATCAGCAACAGCACCGACAGCCTGCGCATGTGGGGTGACACCATTGCTGAATGCGTTCTGACGAAGCTGGCTCCGTCTCACACTTACGTTATTTTCAAATACCCGGAGTAATTATGCATCGCATTGATACATCAACCGCGCAGAAGGATAAGTTCGGCGCGGGTAAAAATGGCTTTACCGGCGGCAATCCGCAGACAGGCGAGTTGCCTACTGCGCTCGATCAAAACTTCTTCGACTCGTTGCAGGAAGAGATTTGCGGGGTAATTGAAGGTGGGGGTATTGCATTAAATAAAGCGGATCGCGGACAAATGCTTAAGGCCTTGAAAGCCCTCTTTCCGACAACAACCCTTTTTGCAAGCCAGCTTTCAGTGCCCGGCTATCAAAAATTGCCCGGAGGACTAGTCCTCCAGTGGGGCACAGGCGCTGTGCCAATTTCAGGTAATGTTACCGTTTCCTACCCTATTTCTTTTTCCTCTGGTTATGTACAGTTTGTATCGCCTATAGATTCAAGCTCAGTGAATAATTACGCTGTTCGCGTTGCCTCATCAACAGTATCAACATTAACCGTAACCTCTACGAATACCCAAAATATAACAGGCTTTATGTACATGGCTCTCGGAAAAGCATAGGAATATCAAGATGAGTGATTATAAGTATTCAAAAGAAACCAATGGTTTTTATGTTGATGGCGTGAGTGATTTCATTCCTGAAGATGCCGTAAGTATAAGCGAGCAAACCTATAACGAACTCATGCTTGGGCAAAGTCAAGGTAAGCAAATCACATCTGATAAGAAGGGAAATCCAGTATTGTCAGACCCGCCGGAAGCAACCAAAGAGCAATTAGCTATTGTTGCTGAGGCCAAGCGAGCTTCACTAATGGCTGAAGCCTCTGTGGCGCTATCACCTTTACAGGATGCAGTAGATCTCGGAGATTCAACGGCCGAGGAAGAGTCTCTTTTGAAGAGTTGGAAGCAATACAGGGTGGCGCTTAACCGGTTAGATCTATCAAGGGCTCCTGACATCTCTTGGCCGGTTAAGCCAGACTGAACGTACATTGAATGTCGGTTTACTGTGGCCGACTTTCAATGTGATTAGCCAGTCTTCTGCCATAATTCCTAAGTGGTTTTTCAACCATTCGGAAATTTATCTCCACCAAAAATGCAGTCAGCAAAAGTGCTAGCAGTGTCATTACGGCGCACAGCATAATGGTCTTCGATGGTCCCTGCCCAATAGATACGTAGTACCGAACCGTTGACTCCTGGATGAAATAAATTACAGGCATATGAATAATGTAGATGGCATAGGAACGCGATCCTATCCACAGCAACAACTTTCGCAGTGGTTTGGGACAGAAAATGTAGCCTTTGTTGAATGAGGCTATGAAAACCAGTGAAGCACTTGCCAGAGCCAGAAAGCCAACCATAAATCTACTTTCATGCATGTCAGGTATGCTCACCATCAAAAACACCATCAAGAAAGAGGTGACTAACAGTGATCTCTTCCTGCTTTGCAGGAATCCAGGGTCAACATTTTTCAGGCCGTTGTTCATGAAAATAATGGCAATTACAACGCCCCATGAAATTGCATCCAGTCTGAAGTTAAGTATCGGATGCCCCTGCCTGAATATGAAGAGCTGGACTGCTATGAAGCCAATCAGTAAAGGAATTCTGCTTTCTTTTTTGGTGAACAAAACAAAGAACGGAAAGATAAAGTAGAATTGTTCTTCAAGATTGAGAGACCAGAACGGCCCGAATGTAGTAGGGATTCCGTGGTCAGTCATGTAAGCCGAAAGGTAATTATAATTGTAAGTCAGTACACTTAGCGCCTGATAAGTATTCCATTTCAAGTTACCGAATGCGCCTGAGATATTATAAAAAAAAGTCAATGCCAAGAGGACCGCAATCCACATGAAAGAGGTCGGGAACAGCCTGAATGCTCGCTTAGTAAAGAATGCGCAGATGGCTTTGGATGAGGACACCCCATCGTCTTTGCACCTATCAATCAGAGGGATTAAAGAGCAGCTTACAACAAATCCTGATATACATAAGAATAGATCTACACCTGACCAGAAGCTGATAAAAGTATTGACGGATTTGAAGAATGAGTGGTCGCTCCAAAAGTATAGCGAAGGGTAATGCTGTACAAGAACCATGATGATTGCGAAGGCGCGAAGAATCTCAATATCGCTGTTTGGTCGCAGCTTTTCCATTTGACCTCAATTTAAAAATAAATATAAACATCTTCACATTAAAGTTTAATTGACTACCACGTCATGACGTCCACTCTCACCAACTCTTCTCTCGATCTGATTATCTCTTTTGAGAGCGTCGAAACAGAAGAGGCAATGAACTGCTCCTGAGTAAGGTCGCCACTTTCATAGCTCTTCACAAGGGCTAAGAGAGCGGGTGAATCCTTTGAGACCAGTTTAATGTTTTCAGTTACAGACTCATACGTCTGCCCATCAGCAATATCTTTTTCACTGACTGAAAGTAACTTCTTCAGGCGGTTAAGCATGTTTTTACCCTCCAAATATTTTTAACAATGTACCACAGGAGCTCAGATCGCAGAACAGCGTTGAACGATGCGCAGCCACCCATAAAAAAGCCCGGCGACCGGGCAATGACTCAGCCGCTCCTGTCTGAGCAGGCTACGGGGTGGGTAATTTGAGATTAGTCACTCACCTTCGCAAGCGCCAACTAAAAACCCTGTGCCATCAACCCCTTTACAAATCTGTGAACTGGTCCGCCTTGATCAAAAGTACCAATCGATATTACTGTTTATCCATACAGTATTTATCAGGGGAGATTTATCATGGCGAGAGAGAGTGACATACACGCAGCGTTCGTTGGAGCGATAACAAAGGACGGCCGGGGGCGGCAGATTGTCACCACTGCGGCATTCCAGAAGAGACTGGATGACCTGAATCACGTCTGGACGCTGCAGGAGTGCAATAGATGGATACGGTACTACCAGAACTTCTTCTTCGAACTGGTTACAGAAGAAAGCGAGAATAAGACCTGGTCGTTACGCAACATGGGATATGTGAGATAGCTATGGGATTTCCATCACCAGCGTCCGATTATATAGAGCGGCGCATCGACCTGAACGATGTACTGATGCCTCACCGCAACAACATGATCTTGATTGAGACGCCTGACGGGTTCGTGTTGGCTGACAAGTCACTCAAGCCAGTGCCGGGAGACAAGGTCGCTTTCCAGATAGGCGAGTTCCCGCAACTGGGCAGATTGTTCAGTACAGGGATTATCACGCCTGACGGAGAAACAATCGATGGAGAAGGGCTTGAAGGGATAATTGTCTTGGGTAAGGTAACGTCTGAAGTGCTGGCTGTTTATGAGCCTTATAGGCCCATAATTTGAACCTGTAGACACCGCGCTTAGCCATCAAAAAAGCAGCCGTTTTGGGCTGCTTTTTTATTGAAAATAATATTCTTTAAACTAATGATTACATGCAGAAGTAATCATTGGTGTTTTTCATCTGATTCGTCTGTTGGTAGGGTTCCAGCTTCTTGCTCAGTTCCCTCATCGTGTCGATCGCTTGGCGTGTTAGATTCCTGCCCTGCTGGCTCTGCTGTTCCAGAATCTGATTCAGAGTCTCCTTTTCCTTCTTCAGGTCTGACTTCATCATCTTGTGAATCCTCTGTGTTGATTGGTGTCACCTCGTGCTCTGGAGGGGGTGACAAATCCCTAACTTCTGGTGAGCCTGAAACTGAGAGCTCACCGTTAAAAATCTTTTCAGCAACTATGTCATACAACATAAGAGAAAAGCCCTCAGGGCTTTCAACGTCGTTAAAAAGCTCACGGGCTTCTTTTCTGTCTATGACAAATCCGTGTGCTGGATAACCAGCAATCAGCCTGCTTAAGGACGTTTCCTTCAAGTTTTTCGCATGACTATTCAGTCGGTTGCCATATGACAGCGCAATATTCATCGCCCTTTGGTGCTCACCCAATTTTATAGGATCAATCTGGGCGGCCATTGGTGAAATGAGCGATTCTGCCAACTTAGCAGCGATGTCTGCTGACATCTTTGTGCTGAGCTGATTCCTATATTTTATGTCAACAATATAGGATCTAAAGGCCGATAAAGCACAATCTTTTAGCTCATCAAGAGCCGTTGCTATCACTAAGCCTGAGCTTAGCTCCCCCATTTCATCATTTTTCTTTAACTGTATGTCTAAGGGACCTAGCTCGCCCATGTCACCAATAATAAGCTTATGTGCTGCAACCGCCATGAGAGTTCCGGCACTTTTACAAGGCCCAGCTACAAGAATTGTTATGTGTTTATAGTTGTGCTGTAACGCGCGACCGATTCTATACCCTGCGCTAGGATCTCCGCCATAGGTAGCAACGCAGAATAGGACACTTTCCTTGAGACCGTGTTCACTTTTTCTTTGCTTAATGGCATTGGTGACGTCTAAATGACCGTCTCTGTGAACATCACCTATGTAGATGTAAACGTCATGTGGTTCCAT